ATAGATTTCAAACGTCATGTTGTTTTGTGGTAACGATCTCGACTGATTATTTTCAATCGTTATCACACTCGGGAAAATGATAAAGTTCGGGTTTTGCAGGCTCTCGAAAAACTCGATTAAATCCCTCTGCTCGTTTATTTCTATTCGTTTCATAATGCTCCAGCCAAGGCCCGATTAAATTTTCAGCACACCGAATTTCGCTAGAATTTACAGCACCGCGTCTAATTACTAACGTTTTAAACATATACACGATCCAAAAAAAACAATGCCGCTGTGACAGCTGTAAAAAATATAAAAATATATGTCTCGATTTTATCCGTCATGAAATCCCCCTTTATAAATTGTATTTAATTTTTGCTCCTGCGGATCTTGCTACCGCTAACTTGTACCTGATTCGATCTTTGTAGCTGATCACTCTCCCTTGTCTCTCGTGAGCCTCGTATATTTTAATTAAAATTAAATCTTGCTCGTACTCCCTAATAATTTTTTCAGAAACTGAAAAACCACCGCGCTCAACATCTCCGAATAACTCATCTAAATCTAAATCTAAACAGCGGTATAGATCTAATCCATTTGCGCCGCACGCGAAACAATGTGCAATTATAGAGTTATCATGATTTTGTTTTATCGTCATTGCGAAATCTTTATCTTGATGCACCGGACATTTTGCTAACCAATTTTTACCACTTTTTTTTATGTTATTCCCGAGTGCCGACATTAAATTATGCATATTTTTTCATCCCTTTAGCCCACCTTATTTGGTCATGTTTCAACCATTTTCTTGTATCTTCACTGACCGACGAAAAATCCACATTCGCTGAAATCTTATTGGGCCACACTCCAAAACGCTGTTTATATTTGTTGGCTGCCCACCCTACCTTATACCCCTTCTCCCTGCTGATCATGATTAAATCACCGTAAAACCGCTCTTTCACTTCCCTTGATATCGTCTTGTTTGCGGCTTTTCCTCCAAGCTCGACAAGGTCACTACCGTCATCAAGAACCTCTGTATTACGCGCATACAATGCATTCCCACATGCTTTACAAACGATCCCAGACATCAACTGGTAGCATTTAGGACATTCACAAGTTTTTACCTCTTTCTTTTCTCGCGTTAACTCTCTCTCACTTGTCGTCTTATCCCCTGTGTCCAGGTGATCAGGAACGATATCTTCAGGATACCCAAATCGTTCAAAATTAGACGCATGATCTAAATATATAGCGTACTCCTTGCCCTCGGATAATCTCATAATCCTTCCTGCACGCTGCACCCATGTCGTTACCGATTTAGTAGGGAAGCAGTCTATAACACACCTTACGCGAGGTGCATCATAACCAGTGTTCAGGAGCCTAGAACACGATAGAACTTTAAACTCTCCCTTGTCATGCGCTTCAAACAGAGCCTGCCTATCTTCTTGGCTGAAATCGCAATCTATGTGCTCAGCACTTATCCCACTTTCAATGAACCTTCTCACTAGATCCCTTGAATGCGCCTTCGTGGGTGAAAAAGCGATTGTTTGCGAGTTCTCACCATGCTTTAGCCAGTTGTCGATAATACAACCAACAAGAATTCCACTTTGCTCTTTTGTCTCCCGATTGATATCAGCCGACTTAAACTCGTTCGGGTTCTTAGATCCAATCTTACTCATGTCAATATGCGCCCCGCCAAAATACTTAACAGGACACAAATAACCTTTATTTAACAATTCTCTTGGTTCAATAGGGACTAGGAGATTGTTATATAATTTTCCCAAACCCTTCGAGTACGGAGTAGCAGTTAATCCGATAATTGGCACGTTATTAAATTGCCCAATGATATCTTTAATTATCGAGTACTGAGAATGAGCCTCATCGACTATCGCTAGATCAAAATCAGGTATATATCGACCATGCTTATTAACCATCGCCGCAATAGTCTGTATTGAACATATCTGAATAGGAGCGCCAGGATTAGATAACTCATGCTCAGATTGACGAACACCAAAATCTATACCCATTTGCTTAAATGTCGCTATAGATTGCTCAATCAACTGTATACGGTCACAAAAGAAAAAACCCTTTTTACCTTTGTCTTGGCATGATTTTAGAATAGAGCCAGCGACTATAGTCTTACCGAAGCTAGTAGGTGCAGCAATTATCGGCCTTTTCCTACCAGATATAATCGACTCCCTAACCTGTCTTATCGCTAGCTCTTGATGATGACGAAGAAGAATCATAGGTAGCTCTCATCTGTATACGGATTGTAAAACCCCTCTCGCCCTCTTACTTCGTACTTATCGTGATGAACGGCCTTGACTACTCTAAAGCCCTCTCTAGCGAGCTTAGAGAGATTTTCCATCTTGGTAGTATGTTGGGCTAGAGTTACACCGCGATTAATTAAAGCTTCCTCTAGAAAGCTCTCAGCACCTTCAAAACCATGAGTTAGCGTATCCATCACGTCTCCATAAAGGCGATCATCGCCTGAGCTATTGTTATATTATTATCTTTAGCGTGTTTTTCTATCGCCATCATTTTTGGCGAACTGGAAGTCTAGAGGCAGCACGATAAGCAGCGAATTTCATCGCCCTAGATTTTCCCTTCGCCACACTAGAAGGCTCTCTAAGCTCAAAGATCCTAGCATTTTCATCGCTTATCACTTTATTTTCTACGCGGTTTATCCAACCCCTCGTTGGAGGCCAGTCAATTCCCAACGCCCTTATTTGTGGTCTCGTCCAAGCTCCGGATGCTGTTTTGTTTTTCTCTATCCACTCTCTACTTACTATCATCGGTGTCCTCACATATATACGCAAAGGGTTCAGCTAGCTAAAAAATGGACATAAGTGCGCCAAGGGAGGTTGTAAAAACAACCAAACCCGAGGCTTTCAAAATACACGCATTAGGGACGAGCTGAGCCGTGTTTTTTGCCAAGGTCTTTCTCCTTGGTTAGAGACTTGTTCCCGCTAGGGGCTATCAGGGCTCTCTACGCGATCTGTAGTTAGGGGAAGGAATTACCCAATCGACCCGCTCAGCATCGCGATGCCACCCTTTACGCTGTGATAACAATTTTCTTGTAGCGTCAATCCGGTAATAGCCCCAATTGGCGAATAAAAGCTATTAAAGAAACGTGTGGTAACTATGAATGAATTTTAGGCGAAAAAAAAGGCTAATTAGTTATCAAGCCCAGTGGGTAAAGGCAGTTCAGGGACAATTGGTAATTAAACCCGTGAGCCTCTGGACCTGATACTAATTAACCTTTAACCAATTAATTCAAACTTTCCTAAAGACGTTACCAATCGCCTGTAAAAATTATAGTTATCTCTAAAATTATTGCAAGTCTTTTGCTGGCATTGTTGCCATTAAAAATAGTAAATCGAAATGCTATATATAGACGCATATATAGACGCAGTAACTCAGAAAATCATCTACGCAAAATCACTCTGTAAATCAACACCCCCCTTTATACTATTTTTCACTATACATTCTATTGCATATAGTAAAACAGTATTTCACAAGTTGAATATACTTTATTATTATATGCTCAATAGATCGGGAAATGGTTCTCGATGCGAGGAGAGCAAGAGTATGATTACAGCGTATCACGGAATAGGCGCTTTCAGAGGTCAGAAAAACCCTCTAGCCCTAGCTCGGGCGCTGAAGATGGTTGAGACTGGCGTAGAGATATGCGCCAGTCATCAAGCCATAGGCGCCTTCGGGGCAGTGGTATACGGCCACTGCCGCGCGGCATTCGCGCTTGACGTGTACTCGGAAATCGGCGAGAACGGTGAGAGGTATGCAACAGGAATCACCGAGGGCGTGCAGCAATGCCCCCCGAATACATCAGACGATTATTTTAGCCTGATCGCAGGGCGTGATGCGGATGAGTGGCAGGTTAAATATCATTCGGAAGCTTGGGTCACTACAGTCAAAGTTTCTGCGTTGTGGGTCAAGTCGTGGGCATCACCGCAGGTTTTCAGAACAGCAGAACTGCTCGCAAAACGGCGAGGTGTAGAGTTGCACGTAATAGACAGTCGTATATCAAGTACGACTCTGCTCAAAAATATAGCTATAGAAAATACCAGTTTTAAAACCGGCAAAAACCCAAAAATGGCCGATATTTGGCCGAGAATAGGAGTAGCAAAATGATCATCAATCTAACACAACACCCAGCAACATCAGAACAACTCGCTGCGGGCGTAGTTGATATGAAAGGGTCAAAACTGGAAGCGTTGAAAGATGCTTTAACGTTCGACTCTATACCTTCGCGCGACGATATTGCTGCGCGGGCAGAGTATATAGCAGAGCTGGCAGCTATGTATGATATGTCTGATAGTGACGACAGCGTCGGTATATATCCTCGAACTGCAATGATCGGTGGTGCTCCTTTTTTGATGAGTGCGCTTGAGAGTGCCTTGATGGATCGTTTTATATCGCCTCTTTATGCTTTTTCTGTTATACGGCCGGTCTATCATGAATAACCCTAATCAATCGGCGACCCGCACCACATTACAGATAGGATTTAAAATGCACGAATTCGAAACATGTTTGGGGACTGATGAAATATCAGTCAGGGTAGTTTATGATTTTGATGATGTTGGCGCTAAAATTTCTGGCGTTTTTGTTGTGAATTTGTGGGCTAAAAATATTATTGATATTTTAAATTCTGAGACGATTGAGAAATTAGTCTCAGAATGTAACGCCGAAATTGAGGAGTGGGTTATATGACTGACAAAATAGAAACATATATTTTTTTATTTTTTTCAACGGTTACATGTACTTTATTAATTTTAGATAGATTTGTATAGAGAGGAAACATGAATATTTTCCAACGCATTAATTTAGTTATGCGAGATGCTGAGTACATAAAAAAGGGATCGGCGGGTCAGGGGACAGGTGTTTTGTACGATGAGGTTATAGCAATGCTGCGAGGTTTGCTGATAAAAAACGGCATCGTTTTAACTGTCGATATTTTAGCAGACAATTCTAGATCCGTTGGAGAGAAAAAAAATTATGTATACGAGGGGTATTATAAAATATCGTATATTAATATCGAGAAACCAGACGACAGATTAGAGTCGTTTGTTACAGCGCACGCGATGGACTCTGGAGACAAGGCCCCTGGAAAAGCAATTACATACGCGACAAAAATTAGTATTCTAAAAGTTTTTGCGCTAGAGACCGGCGTGAATGATGAATCTCGCAGTTATGAATCTAGTTTGCCAGAAATTATTACTGAGTCTGAAGCTGAAAATTTAAAAAAATTAATTGAGGAAGCGGGGGCTGATTTAAAATTATTTTGTAAAAACTTCGGATGCTCATCACCTGATTTGTTGCCGAAAAAATCATTGATACGAGCGCGCGCAATGTTAAACGCAAAAAAGGGGCAAAAATAATGAGTGAATTGCAAGAGCTGAAAGACGCGTTGAGCGAACACAAGTACGAGTTAAACTCGATTTTAGAAAATGATGATAATTTTGCGCGCGATGAAGGCGCTTATTTTCCAAAAAAATATAGTGAAATGAAAATTGAGGCGCTGAATCATGTTATAGATAGTCTCGAAATTAAAATAGCGAACTTGACGTCGATTATAATCACAAGCGATATTGAGCAGGGTAGTGATGAGTGGTTAGATATGCGTATGGGCGTGATCACTGCGAGCAGATTTTCAGACGTGCTCGCGGGCGGCGCAGGTAAAACACGTCTAGCATACATGTATCAGTTAGCAGCGGAAACTCTCACGAGAGAGAGGCAGGATTTTTTTACAAGTCCCGCAATGGAATGGGGCACAAAAACAGAGCCAGCGGCTAGAGAAATGTACGAAATGGTGAGCGGAAATTTAGTTGAGCAAGTTTCTTTTATTAAATTTTCTGGAAAAAATATCGGATGCAGTCCGGATGGTTTAATAAATGATGATGGACTAATAGAAATAAAATGCCCAAAAACGTCTACACAAATTGAAACTGTTTTATCTGGTAAAATGCCAAAAATCCACACGGCGCAGGTACAGGGCCAGCTGTGGGTTAGTGGTCGAGAGTGGTGTGATTTTGTGTCATTTGATCCGCGAATTGAAAATGAAAACAGTTTTTTTTGTCAGCGAATTTATAGAGACGAAAAATACATTGCTGATTTAGACTCGGCATGTTTAAAATTTTGTGACGAGCTAGAAGCCATTTTAAAAATAGTAGGAGGTTAAAATGGGAAACACAATGACAGTACGCGAATTCATCGAAAAAAATTATGCGGGAAACCAGCGGGAATTTGCGCGAGCGCATAAAATTGCACCCGCTCTGGTTTCTCAATGGATTAGAAAAAAATTCATTGTTGTGGATGAAAACAATATGTATAGTTTTAGAAAAACACTAACAACAAAAAACGAGGAATAAAAAAAATGTTTACACAATTAGTAAGGATTGGAAGAGATGCAGAATTACGCACAACCCAAAACGGCGAGAGCGTTTGTTCTCTAGCGTGCGCGTACGATATAGGGTTTGGAGATCGGAAAGAAACTGTTTGGATTAGTGGGGCGCTGTGGGGCAAACGTGCGGAATCATTAGTGCATTATTTAAAAAAAGGAATTCAGGCTATGATCGTTTTTGACGATGTTAAGCCGGAAATTTACAACGAAAAAGCGAGCTTAAAGGGCCGCATAGTTGAAATAAAATTGTGCGGCAAAAAGCCGGAGCAATCATCCCAAGCGCCGATCAAGCCGCGACCAGCACCAGTGCAACAACAAGCAACTGATTTTGACGATGATATACCGTTTTAACGATCCCGCTTAAGCGGCAGTTATGTCGCACACGCACTGTATGAATTAACAGTAAAAATAGTTTAAATAGTTGTTGCGTTACGTGTAATGTATTGCTATAGTTACATCACTGAAGCGATTGGCGCGACAGAAAAACAAATGGTGATGAAAATGCAACTATCAAACAAAAAAGCTTTAAAAGAAATAAAAGCAGCAGCGGCAGCGGCAGGCTTAACATTCTCACGGATGAAGAGCGTTGGATCGATTAACGGATCCCCAGCGTACAAATTTTATCCTCGTGGCGGGGGGTCAGCGGTAATTAGTAACTGTACTATAAGCAGTGCGTATACGCTTGTATGCGCAGGCGATTTAGATAAGTTTAAAAATGAGTAATGATAAGGGCGCGAAAGCGCCCAAGTCTAACGCTGATAGGCAGGCCGCGTATCGAGCGAGGAAAGCCCAAAACGGGCTTATTGAGGTTCGAGGGATATTTTCGACTGCAGAAAATGCTGAGAAAATTCGGCTCTATGCACAGAAATTGAGCGACCGGGCTGGCTAGATGCCAGTCATTACCCGATTATAAGCCGAGGGTATTAAAATGAATACCCAACAATTGAAAATTAACCCCACGGGAGAAGGTATGGCAGCAAAGAAAAAAAATGATTCAAGAATTCATATTCGCCAGCGGGAGTCAATGCAAGGGCAAATGGCTAGGCTGGGCAAGAATTGTTGGGCTGTCTCTAGGCTGGTCATGCTCTCAAAGGATTTACCCACTATGGATGTTCCGTTGAAGCATTTAAACGTCTACAACACTTACGATAATTTAACCCTGCGGGAGATGGTGTCTCATATGAGAGCTGTGAATGCCAGTGATCTCAAGTACCCCATTATTTTGGATGAGGATGGCGAGATTATGGATGGCAGACATCGCATTATGAAAGCCATGCTTGAGGGTAAAAAAACGATTAAGGCTGTGCGGTTTGATGAGAATCCATCTCCTTGTAGCCGAGACGAATAACGACCTGTAATTGAAAATTAACTCTATCAATATGCGGATTTTTAAAATGAATACGATTGATTTTTGTTTTTGGTTGCAGGGATATTTTGAAATTAGTGGGAATACTGAAATCACGAAAGAGCAAGCGAATGTCATCAAAGATCATTTGAGTCTTGTTTTTAAGCATGAGATTGACCCGCTTCGGGAAAAGCAGACTACTACACCTGCCATCACACTTACCGCAGCGCACTCACCTTTAAATAATGATGCGCTAGTGCGATGCTAGTAACAAGACCGGGCTGGCTAGATGCCAGTCATTACCCGATTAGCCGCACAGATTATTTTGGAGAAATACGATGGATAGGCAGTGCAGCTCATGCGGTGGGTTTTGCAAAAAAAGCCGATGCGAAATAATAACGCTAAAGCCAATAACAGGCTCTAACATTAAGCGAATAAGAGAGGCTCGCAAAATGAGCGCGATAGAACTCGCTCGCGCTGCAAGTGTTCCAAAAAACACGCTTTCAGAGCTAGAAAATAGTACTCAAAACCCGTCTGTGTGGACTATGTACAAAATAGCAAAGGCTTTGAATTGCAGCATTGAGGAATTGCTAAGATACCAGTCATTACCAGATTGACAAGATGAGGATTTGAAATTGAAAGTATTGATAGCTTGCGAATATTCGGGTCGTGTGCGTGATGCCTTTGCCGCACTCGGACATGATGCGATGAGTTGTGATTTATTGCCGAGTGACGCGCCCGGTAAGCACTACCAGGGCGACGTTTACGACATGCTTAACGAGCAGTGGGATTTAATTATTGCGCACCCGCCGTGCACAGCTTTAGCAGTTTCTGGCAACTCAACATACGGCGAGGGGCAACCAAAGTACGCGGCAAGACTTGCGGCCGTAAAGTGGACGGTTAATTTTTGGGAAGAATGTAAGAAAGTTTCGCCACGCGTTTGCCTTGAAAACCCGGTCGGGGTTTTGCGCAGATTGGGCGGGATGCACAAGCCTCAATTTGTGCAGCCTTATATGTTTGGGCATCTGGAGCAAAAGAAAACAGGATTATTTTTGCACGGATTGCCAGAGCTTAAAGAAGCTAAAAATGTTTTTGATGAAATGATGTTGCTGCCGAAAAATGTTAGGGAGAGATTGCACTATCTACCACCGAGCTCGGAACGGTGGAAAATTCGCTCAACAACATACCAGGGCATAGCGGACGCGATGGCGACGCAGTGGGGCAATACCTGATTCTGCGGAAGTCATCTGTGCTGACGTTAAATAACTAAAATGATGAAAAAAATAATCCTGATTTCTATTCCTTTTTTGCTTGCGTTAGATTCTGGTGAAACGTCTTACCACAACGACGAAATTATAGCTTTTGAACAAGCCGTAAAACGCCTGCAAGAAGCAGGCTGTTTAGAGTGGGAGAGAAAAAGAATTAGTTTAGTGACTCAGACTCGCGAGACTGAAAATAAAACAATAATTTCAGGGCAGGTTTTTTCGGTTGAGTGTATTAAGTGGCCTACCACAATCGCTCCATTAGTGAGTGTTAAGGTAAGCTGGACACCACCTGAATCTAGAGAAAATGGCGAGGCATTAACTGCAGAAGAGATCTCACACTACGAGATTCACATCAATGAGGAGGTCTACATTTCTCGAGGTTACGAGTGGATTAAGGAATTTCAATACGGCAAGTATTCGCTGAGGATGTTAGCAGTAGATACTGAAGGGCTTAAAAGTGACTTGACTCAGCCCGTCTCATTTACTGTTAGTGGTTAAATAACCCACCGCTTGAAGTTGCTAAGCATAGCTTACACTGCCTTTTACTTTTGTCACATTAAACTCCTGTCAACCCCAGCCAAGACCCATTGTACCGATAATATAACTTGCCATCTTTAACAGTAATCGCGCCATTTTGGACGCCAGATGTTGCCGGTGCTCCTGCAACTAAAGAGTGTCCGATGTACGTCAACCCCGCCGCAACCCCGAAAACGATAGCGCCCGTATCATCATACAGCCGAAGTCCGTTATTGGTCCCATCGCTCCTACTGTAGACAAGTTTATAATTTTTAACAGTGCCATCTGATAAAACTGTTGACAGAAATAAACTAGAACCCTCGCCATCGTCCATCAGTCCCGATTGTAGCGTTAAAATGTTAACAGTACACCCAGAACCAGACCCGCCAGTGGTAGCTACAGCAGACGCCACTGAGTAAGCATTGCCAAAATTGGTCATATTAGCAGTCAGGACACCTCCGCTACCGTTAACTGTTAGTACTCGTATCACTGCATTGCCTTGGCCGCTTGTAATAGTTAAATCATCACCCACAGCATACCCAGTCCCAGCCGCCGCTATTGAAAACGTCCGTATGGTGTTGTCAATTCTGTAATCTGTTCTGACGTATAAATTGTTGCCAACCTCTACCCCTGCGTCCCCGAATTTAGTAATAGAATTAGTCGTCCCAGCAGCGTTTATAGTGTCGTTTGGAGTGGTCAGCCGAAAAGTATTATGCTTAGTAGTCCCTTCGCTATAAATGTAACGGATCAACACATCGCCAGTTATTAAACTCTGTTGAATATTATTGAGCCTAATACGTTTATTAACAGGTGATTGATTTCTCCCTATATGGAATTCGTTGAAGTATTTATAAGATCCGTCATTGCTGGATGCATCAATTAAATAAGCTTTATCGTTCCATGTCGCATCACTAAAGACGCCGCAGCCCTCGAATGCCGTATTGTTGATAATCCTGATACCTTGCACGAGCGCCGGGTAATAGCTGACATTATCATCCATTAGCGCAACACTATTATTATCATGGCCTAACCGTATTGGTGTATTCTCTGTATTAGCGAAAGAACACGAATCAACTACCGTACCACGACCTGAATAGATCCAGAGCAGCACAGATGTCGAGCCATTTGCCTGAGATCCACCATAGAATTTACAGTTGCTTATTGTACTTTCATTAAACCCACCAGCCGCCACAAAAGTTTCTGACGATTTATAGCCCTGTGCGCCTGAGAATACGCAATTACTGATATTTACACCTTCACAAGAGTAATACCCATAATCTTGGACACCGACAACTTTGTGGTATTCAAATTCAAGCATCCGATTACTAAATTTTAAGAATGTCACATTAGAAATATTCACACTATCAGACACGTCTGAGATGTAAAGACCCTTACAGCCTACGCCAGTATCATTACCTTGGATTGTAAAGTCTCTAAAATTTACTTTCCCCGAAATACTACTACCCGAATAGTACGTGCTGTGGATCATAAATTTTGCAGTATTCGTCAATAGCGCCCCACCCGCAATAATGTGAGTAGCACTTTGACCAGCACCGTAAAAGTCTCCCTGAATGCCGTTAATGTTGATAGTATCTGTGATCAAATACGTGCCAGCGGGTATATAAACACTACCATTCCCGCCCTCGCCAACTAAATCTATAGCAGCCTGGAACGCTACGGTATCATCTTCCACCCCGTCACCAACAGCACCAAAATCTTTTACACTTACAAACTCTCTTAATTTATCTTGCACAGTGGACGGAGTAGACCCTACCCATCCTGGGTAATAACCAACCAAACTTGAGCCTTCATTGCTATCTGATCCGTTCGCCAAAGCGTCAATGAACGCATCCAGATTGACTTGGCTTGCCAGTGCAGCCGTAGCTATATTATCAATGCTCCAAACTGCATTGGTATTATTGTCTGCATCAGCAGAATTTGGGTATAGAACTATTTTGTAATCTTGTTCAACGTGAGGAATAAATATCGAATCCTCGCTAGCCTCGCTTCTGACATACCCTTGAGAATTTAATCTCGCCTTTGCCAGCTGAGTACTTCCCGCCGAAGTGGTAGCCATGTAAATTGGCGTAGTAGTACCAGCAGCGTAGAATTTAATCCAATAATCTGAGGCAGACACACCTCCTGCCGTTCTAAAATATTGTATTGCTGTTCCGCTTACGGGAGACCATGTCATTGTTTAATCCTCGCTAGATTCTATATCATTCAATAACTGCGTGAACGCTCTACCCGCAGCAGGACTAGCAGGATTGAACTGCCTAATATTCTTCATCTCTGCTTTCCATGTCGGATCGTACAACATCTTAGACATAACCCTGACATTGCGGTTGAAGGCCGCATCTTCACCACTAGAAGCTAGTGTGCTTAGTGGCTCCTTAAGGAAATTCCTAATACTCTGGTAGACTCCACCCCGTAATTCACGCTTAATTTCTTCCCTTGTCGCTGTTTGAGATCCGCCAGGTCGGCCTAGTTTTGCTCTATTTAAAGCTGTTTGAAGATAGATAAGATTCTGCTTCTGCTCACCATCTAGAGCATTGTACAAGACCTTTGAAGATTTCTCATTGGGAAATAAAGCTCTCTGCAATTGCCCAGGGATATTCTCCGCCGTTACCTCCTCACCAGAAGCCCTAATTCCTCCAATCCTTCGCTCAAGCTCTGCTCGTACAATCTGATCCCATGCTTCAGGATCAACCTCTCTAATTGCAGCCTTTGCGTCTAGAATAATCTTAGGATTAGTCTGTTGAGCGTCAAATAATTTACCCGTAATCTGCTTTAACTGAATATCGTCTAATTCTGCGATCTTACCTATAATTGAGTCCTGAACCTTCACAACCCTTGGACTGTTCTTAGCGTAAGTATCTCTAGCTAATCTATACCCATCACTGGATTCATCCATCTGAGCTAACAATGCATTCTTAACATCTCTGAGTTTAGCCTTCGTCGTATTTCCTAAAGAGTCAGACCCTCGCTTATCGATCATCTGATCTATTTCTATCTTAGCATTATGTAATTTCTCAAGAGATGGCTTCACCACTCTATCATTTTTAATCAATCGAGAAACCTTAATTAATGCTTTCGCCACCTCCCCAGTTTTAGGGAGATTGTCTAAATTATCAGCTATCATCTTTTTAACTGGCCCTAAATCTACATCAGCTCCAACAGTAAACGCTTCTTTGTAAATCGGTGCGGATTTCTCTGCTCTGATATTCTTAATTCTTTCCACAACACCCTGAGAAGCTGATCTCAGCTTTTCGCCAGCAGTAACTAATGACGAATCTGGGGCTATCGATGCAAGGAAACTCTCAACAGCAGCACTCGCCTCTGTGTTCTGTTGTTTGATGGCATTCATCGCAATAGTAGTTCCAGCAGGCAAGCTAGATAGGAAAGACTGCTTCTCTAGGGTAGACGGTACTACTGTTTGTTGACCTTGCCACAATCCTATACCAGTCGCTTCGCTGGCTTCCTGACCTACTCTTATATTACTAGCAACGTCAGAGATCTCCTCTTGAGCAGCGCCCATTCCCTCAGCTTGTTTTGCCGCCCGATAACCTTGGATAGCTGGCATAACTACCTCTGCCCCACCACCTAACAAGGTCGCTATGCCTGTGCCTAAAGGATCACGCTCTTGCCTACCAATCACAATACCAGACTCTTGAAGGCCTTGCTCAGTTGCTCCAGCAGCAGCTCCCCCCATCATGACCTTGCTAGCTAGAGTCTTACCTAAATTGGCAAACTTAGCAGCAGGAATAAAGGCTAGGGCTTGAGCTATAGCAGTCATTGCATCCCGAGGAGAAAAGCCGGGGCGATTAAGCACAGAGCGCCTAACACCGCCATCTTGTGTTGGGACTTCAATAATAGTTGACCCATCTCGCGTAGCTTCAAAGATAGCCTCAGGTATTGTCTCTTGAATAATGTCTCTCTGGGCCTTTGGATCGAAGGTTGACAACATACCTATAGCTAGTCTGAACGTATCTCCCTCTGGAGTTGTGGAAAATTCAGGCAAAGTCCCCAGCTCTGGAGTCGCAGCAATGCGACCTGACCCAGTTACAAAGTCTCTCATCCCTCTATCAATAGGAGGTAGTTCAGCCTTTACCTTTTCCTGATACTGAGGAGTAGGGATTAACTTACCAGAGTCTAAATCAATAACCCTAGAACCAGGCTGCAACCCCCTCTCTTTCTTCTCAACTGATCCAGAACCAAGGTCAATAATTGCCATTACTTATTAAGCCTCTGCAATACTTCATCAATAGTAATATTATTATCAACAGCGGTATCCTGAAGATCCTGAAGTGTATGCACTCCGCGACGAGTAGTAACGGACTCACCAAAGTTAAAAGAGAACGTATCAGGATCGCCCCCAGCTTTAACATGCCTGCTGAATTGATCAAACTCTCGCTTGTTAAACCAAGTAGCCCTCTCTAGAGACTTCAATCGAGCCACGTTCGCCGTAGCGGAATCACCTAATTCACCCGTAGTGCTCTGAACAACCGTAAACTCGAAGTCCGTTGTCGGCCCTTTGAAAAATTGCAACTGATCAACTGCGAGCTGTTTTAAAGCCTGATCTAAAACAGCCTCATTCGTTACATCAATATCAGGGAGTAACTTAGCCATTTGAACCTTAACTGAGCCTTGAACGCCCTGAGTAGCCGATCCAGCAAGCTTGAGAGCTTGATTAAGTCTAATAGACTCTCTAGCGGCTCCGCGATTCCGATCAGAAAGCTCCTTCTTAATAGCGGACACCCTACCCTCTCGCTGAGTAGCATTAGCAACGCCCTGAGCTTGCCCTACGGCAACGCCAGCCTCTTGGTTAAGCCTATCTATCTTGTACTGCTGAGCACGCTGTATTACGCTCTGACGTTCCACTCCCGGCGGTATGCGTCTACCCGTAGAAGAAACAACATCAACACTTCCGTCCGGTAATGATTGAATGACAGTTCCATCCTCAAGGATCTGAGTCTTAGCAGAAGCCATCCCAACACCCCTATCAGAAGGGATTAGCGACATTGCAGGAACTAGTGACTGCCTGAAGGCTGTAATGGCTTGATCATCAGCGACATTAAAGTTAGCAATCTGATCTTCTGTAATTCCCAAACCTTTGAGTACAGGAATAGATCCTGAAAGAATCTTAGCTCGCTGGTTAATGTCTGGAGTCTGTTGGATCTGAGCAGCTAGTCCATCCAAAGCCTTAGCTGTTTGAACTTGCCTGCTCATCTGAGCAACATCAAGATTAGACTGACCTATATCCACTGCCTGCTGTCTAGCTTGCTGCTGGAGAGGGAATGCGTCGATAGATTGTTGAGCTTGTTGCATCAGTAGTGGGAACTGTTGAGACATTCTGCGCTCTTGGTTGAAAGCAGAGCCTAATGCCTGACCTCTACCAATAGCCCCAGCAAAGTCCACGCCTTCAGCCATTAGCGGCATTCTAGTGTCTAGCGCCATATTAGCTCCTTAGATTTAAAAACCCGGGTCCGGATTGAACCCGCCGAGTGCTGGATCTGTTTGATACCCGCCACCACCGCCGGGCATCTTGAATATTTCACTCATTCCACCCGTAGCCAGAGCAGTTCCACGACTGAACAAATCATTCATAGCCTGATTCTTGGCATTAGCAGCACCGATACGACCTGAAGCTTTAGCACTTGCTGCCCCTGTTTGATAGTCTCCTATCTGAGTACCAGCACCTACAGCAGCGTTAGCCCCCAACCCTGTTATGCCGAATAACTGACCAAACCGCTGTTGATTCTCAGCGAGTTTATTTTGGAAAGTTAGTTGATTGCGCTCAGTAGCAGAGTTCCTAAATTGATCACCCAAGAGGAGCATTTGTCTAGCCATCGCATCTTGACCACCACCAGAGCCAGCCCTGCCACCTGCGGCAAGTTGAGCCATCAAAGATCGATTCTGCTGGCCATTCATAGCCCGATAAAACGGATCATTTAGGACTTGTTGAGCAGTTACAGCAGAAGGAGCTTGACCCACACCATAGACATTCCCCATCATTAACTTAGCCGCTTCAGACCCTAAATCTCGGTAAGGTTGAGTAAACTCCCTAGTCGTAGCCTCAGCTCTAGCAGCGCCAGCTTGTAGATCGCCAGCAGCCCGTCTAGCAGCTCTCTCCCCAGATGTTTCACCAGTAAGCCCACCAGTCAAATCATTAAACGTACTAGAACCCATACTCACCCCGCGTCAAACCGTAACAAACTTGATCCCAGTATTTGCCATTCTTCAAAAAAGATTCCCTACTCAATCCCTCTCTTTTAAACCCGCATAATGCGGCAAATCTCTGGTTTTGTTTTCTGTATTCTGGACAAACTACGTTCAACTTATTGACGTTTAGTTTACCAAAAATGTAATCTATTGTCTCTCTGGCGTACTTCAAAGCTTTAACGCCACGAATATGACTCTTTGCTTTAAAGTGTAGCTCTAAAGTTGAACTATTAACCATTCTAATCTCGGTTAATGCCTCCAATTCACCCCCTAGAACCTCATTGAAACAACCTAAAAATGCCCAACCCTTAAAATCTAGCCGCCTGTCGAAGTCTATTTCTTCACCGTCTTCAAAAGACTCTCTAAAGATAACTTCTTCAAATAAAAATTCATTAATTAGATCTGTATCTTCTTCAGTTAAGACTCTAATCAGAGACATAAAAATGAACACCGGCAATCTCGGACGTTTGAAACATTAAAGACCAATCTTGAGGAATAGTCTGGCCGACTAATTGCCAGCCCTCATGAGATTTATTTCTAACAATAATCTGATGATTAATGATCTCACGGATGGTAGATCCTTGAGAAATTGCGGCTTTATATGAGACGTTATTACCTGCGATATTCGTAGCAGCATAGCCACCGATTTTAGTATCAACCGAAGCTGTAAATAAAGTCTCCCACGAGTTTGCTACTGAGTTAATCCCGTCTACAAGTACCGTCATGATATACCTATATCCACTGTCAGATTGTCAGCGATAAAAGATTCTGTGCCGTCCAAATTCCTAACATAAAGTTCAAAATAGCCATTGCTTGCTATTTCAGTAGGAACCCTAAAAGTTAATGAAGAGGCTCGGTCTGTAAAATCACCAGACACCGTTCCGTTTATTCGTCTCAGCCCAGATCCGTTATCTCTAAACAACCCAAACTGATACGCTTTAACGGTAGCACCAGACTTCTCACCAGAGATTGTACAGCTATAAGTGACAGGTAGCGTTTTGCTGTCTAAAGATCGAAGGCGATTACTAGCAGGCATATCGAAACGTTCAATCGTAGATCCTGCCGTTGTCGCGCCTGAGATTTTAAACCACCCACCCTCACACGTTACACCGCTAGGAGTTTCCGCTACATAAGCCTTAATAATAGTAAACGAGACGCCAGCATTGACACTAGCCATCGTATAGACGCCATCGTAATTGACTGAGCCTAGAATCACTACGGGAGCGCCATTGGCCATGTAAGAGAGTGTAGAGGATACCGTGACATTACCACTGCCTGCATCTGCAAACGCTGTAACCGTAGCTGTAGCGCCCCTGTTTGATATAGTTGTAGTAGCCTGAGCATCTAACGTTAATGACCCAATATTCCTAGAGTCCACAATCGTTGCGCCTGCTTTTGTGAAAGAGTACTTCAAGTCTTTCTTGGTAATTCCGCTTAGTGCCGTACCACCAGCACCAAGACCGGCAATGTTAGTAGCCTCAAATATCGCCGCAGTAGTGATATTAGCCGAACTAGCATCACCCTTTAAACCACTCTTATTAGCAGCAGTCGAAGTCATACCTGTAGTTGTTACGATAAAGTTAGAAATCGTTGATCCGGTAATATCACAGCCATCAGACCCTAGAGACAGGATATTGGCCTTACTCAATAAAGCCACCCCAGCAACCGTGCCTGATATTCTCATACCATTGCCAGTAGTCGAAATAGCATCACCTGAGAAATCCATCCCTTGTATACTTCCTGAAACCTCAACAGCATTACCTATCACGTTTTGAATTAAAGCATCACTGATTCTCAACGCTCCAGAAGTGATATTCCCCTGAATATCTATTCCTTTACCGCTTAGGCTAATGGGATTGAAACTCCTAATCACTGGGCCTGAATTAGTCGTCCCCGTCATGACTAGACCATTCGTAGCGCCTATCACAGTGTAATTAGTAATGCCAACACCGCCGACATTATGGAGTTCAACAGCATTACCCGCAGCAGACGTTAATCCATTGGTAATGAACGCAATCGTACTTGTTCCCTCGATACGAACAGCAGCACCACCGCCAGTATTGTTAATCCTAATCCCAGCCGCCCCGATTAGTCCAGATGCAGAAAATCCACCGTTAATAAATGTTAGTGTCGGATTAGCAGAGGAAGACGTTAGGCGCGAGGATGTAGCATTCGCCCCGTAGATCGTTGTAGCTCCATTGGCAACTAAATTGTAAGTGCCAAGGTTTACATCACCAAGAAAGAATGCTCCTTGATTAAGAGTAATCACATTCCCAACCGTGACCCCATTATCTTGAACATCAGCAAGGGAGGTTAGCGGTATTGCGATAGAGTACAGCGAATCGAAGTTGCTATTAATGAGTTCCCATGCATCACGGAGATTAGTCCCCATCCCATCGTTGGGAGCTGCACCTACATTGATTACTTGATGTGTCATGCTTGCCCCATATCGCAAGTAAAATGATCGTTATCGCACGTAAAGCCGGTGTCATCACAAGTAAGAAACTGACCTGACCCTATTTGATTCTGAACTTTTGATAATAGCGCCCTGCTTGATGCTGCAGTTGAGTGTTCTGAGTCTTGACCTAGCTGTATCGACAGCCGCCACATTTGATATTGTTGAAACTGAGTATCCACGAGATACCGAAACAATTCAGGATCTCTCTGAGCAAGCCCCTGTGGTACTTTTTGTGGTGGCGGATTTACTTTAGTAACCATATAAATCTACATCTATCGACGCGCCTTGGATAGAAAAGAATATCGGATCAGAGAACGTCACTCGAAAGACTGCATCATAAAATGAGTCCATGTTGTAAGCTCGTACCCGCCTGGTAAACTCTCCACCCCTACCGATTGGGATAAACCTCTTGCCCTCAAAAGTATGCCCACCATCGAACGACATCTCAATCATAACATGGGGATCTGAACCCTGACCATTAGGAAGGCCTAATCCAGTTTGACAAAGTAACTCAAACCATCTCATTAACAATCTAGCTCGGGGCTTTTGGATAGACTCGCCGCATACGACCTTGGTAGTTCTGCGTCTGATTATAGCCGACCCCATGTCTGAGAAGGTATAGATATCCCACTCAACAAGGCCGCCATTGCGCCGATCAGCAAGGATGTGCTTACCATAGATATAGGAGTATCCATTACCAATATGAGCGCCGCCAAAAGACTCTAAAATAACCCAATCATTCACAGCCTCAGAGAATGCAAAAGTTTTGCCCTCGGTCGGGAAAGTAATCACATAAAATTTCTGGCCCTGAAATCCGCAAGTGTAACCAATAGCGTCAGATGTAGTAGCATAGGATTGAATCTCCCCCGCTAGAGAAGGGTTGGATACTATTTGCGCGTTATTCGCTGTTATCCTGTAGATATTAAGATCATTTCCTAAGAAATAAACGAACTCGTCGGTATTAGCTACTGAATGAAGAGCACCTAAACCGACTGTGATTATGCCGGTATCAATACGATCAAGAGGAGGATTACCCACGCCAGAATTATACCAAGGTTCAATCGTTTCCTCGCCGAAAAAGTAAATCCTCTGACCGAAGGAGTAGACTCTAACAAGAGAATCGCCGTTACTCTCAGCAATCGCTGTATTAGCAGAGTAGATCGTATCGGGTGCATTCAAGTCTGCCATTGCAAACTCACCGCCTACACCTGTATCGTAAATAGCCTGGTTATTTAAAATTGCTACGCTTTTGGGCTTAACTAACTTCTCGTGAGTAAACCGAGTGAGAACCGTATCGTACTTATAAGTAAATCCATCAGATACGATAACCATAGTCTTGCCGTCATCAGCGAATATACATCTCTTGTCGCCGTGTATCGTTCCGTGACTAGTTGGGACACTATCGGCGCTTACAGAATAGAGTGTGTTGTTCGTAACTTTATAAAGTACATTCTTGAAAACATACTGACCTCTGTCAACACCACTAGAGCCGATAAAAGCCTTTGTTCCAGGAAATGGCATATAAGCACCTTCATTCCTCCCTGCTTGATCGACCTCAGCGTACATATTCACAGTAGCTTGAGATGAGAACTGAACAGACCTTGAAAGGTAAGTAGGCCCAAGTATCTGAACGGTCGCCAGCGTCATGGTGTAGACCCTAAATCAATCCTCATATATGGAGCAGGGCCGTAATTGCCCTTCTTGGTCTGCTTGTTAGCCCCTGCAATCGAAGCTAGAAACTTACCTCGATAGAACTCCGCTCTCTGCTCGTCCATCGCCCACTCGAACAATTTTGACAAAGTGCCATACAGGTAGATATTAGGATAATTAGCAAGGACGAAGTTACTAGGAGCAGCCTCAGATAATGGCGCAGCTTTCATAAGATACTGCATCTCAACCTCATAAGTGCTGGAAGGAATACGATCAAACTCTAACTGAGATGTCACTGTAAAAAACTTAGGAAGGCCAGTAGGCTTGATAATCATTTGATCTGGAGCGCGAAATCTTACATCAGGCTCGCCATCGATATTCAATTTCAATCGACGCATCATCAGGAAGTTATCTGGCAATGCTAGGAACCGATCAGATCCGGTATTAGCCGTAGCTCTCGCCTCCATTTCCCGAACTTGCAGGATATTAAGCTCATTCGCATAAATCTCATTCTCACACTGAGCTATAAAATCATTAATCTGAGCGTCATCAATATCATTTCTGTGAGACTGACGCTTAACAGTCGAACGGAGATCTTGCACGCTAGTAAAAGGCATTAAACTTTCCCGTCAACAGTTCTTAATTTAGAGAAGTCTCTTGATCTGATTTTAGCCATGAACCAAGGCCTATGTACAGATTTTAAGCAGTTGTCGCCAAGCTCTACATTCCATTGTTCAACAAGAGCAATGGGAATTGAAGCTATTTTTTTCATCCCATCAAATGAACGACCTGACGGGTTTAATCTTTCTTGTAGATTTTGCTCCAGGTAAGGAGCTATGTTTTGAGATGTCTCAACGTGAGATACCCCTGTGCTATGATCGAAATGGTGCGTTCTGATAACGTCACCGTTAACATCAAGAATTTTGGCCATATCTGCCTCGGTAGAAAATGGGGCGTCCTTGCCCCTTGTTTATTAGCTTACTGCGCAACCTACAATAATGCCACTAGACTTCTCGTTCTTCGCTTCCAGCGTGTATTCCACCAGGATCTGCTTAGAGTTAGAGTCCCCCGTAATCGCTAGTTGGTTAGGCTGGAAGTCTCGCAGTGTGGCCATACACCACATATCCATTTCTAGGATCAGTGCAGATGTCTGCACTTGAAACCGATTAGGGATAATTGCTAAGTCTCCAAAATCGCTAGAGTAAACATCAATTGCATTCACAAGCGTCTTAGGCTTGCCAACATCTCGAACAACTGAAGCGTTACCTACAAACGCAGACATTGCCTGCTTAACAAACGCCCCCACCATGATTGTGTCAGGATTGCCGCCGTTTGTGTAGCAGGACGCGAGTACAGTTTTTAACTTAGCCTCAGTGACAGCTACCAAAGTACCGACAGTATTCACAGCCAGCCCGTCAGCAGTGGACGGAGCAGTACCCGTTCCCATCGCACCAAAGTTAGTCTTAAGCCAAGACTCAATACCCGCACACTCACGGCCAGTTGAAGCGTTACCCGCCACTTTAGCATTATTCGCTAAGAGTGAAGATTCCACATCGCGCTTAAGCTCTTTGCTGCGCTTCATGATCTGGTAAGCCATTTCATCGGCACGCCCAGCAGTGTCTACAGCAGATTGAGTGCCCGAAACCTGAGCTGTTTTGGTCGATATCTGAGTATAGTTACCAAGTCGGACTGTCGCAGTGGTTGCTGAAGCAGTGGCATCATCACCTTCAACTGCGATGTTGACAGCACTAGCCGCTGCTAAAGCGTCTGTTTGCCATTCGTGGTTAGTAGATTTTGCTGAGGTTTTAGCGATACCACTTAGGAATGGCGTCTCAGTTGGAGACACATCATAAATAGCATTAGCTAAATCTTCTCGATTACCAATCGCCTGGTATGTTTGTAGAGTATTCGTTGGAACAGCCATAATAATTCACCTTTAAAATCACACAAATTGTTTAAATAATTCAAGGCCTGCCTTATTGTCTCGTCCACCACTTTTGCGAAATTTATCTCTCGCATCTTGTATAGATGACTTCTTAGCAGAATTTGCCTTATGTGGTTTAACAATCTTTGGTGCTGTGCGTACCTTCTTATCCAGTTCAATGCCCTTACTGCTCGCTTTGCGACCTAAAGCAGCATCACGAGCCATAATGTACACAGCACTGCTATATTGTCCTTGAGGAACAAATCCAATAGAAGCTAAGTACTTATCAATCTCAGCAAGCTCTTTGGTTCTTGTCGCCTCGTCAGACCATGACGGTATTGCAGCCAAGATTTTTTGATTCTCGTTAGCAATATGCTCAGGCGATTCTCGAACCTCCGCCTTAGCGTTTGCGTCAGATAACAATCTATTGATCTTGTCCTGCTTAGCCCTGAGTTTTAAAAACTTGGGCATGTCATACTCGTCAACCGGTAATCCGTCTGCATCCAGCTCAAAGTCAGCCTCAACCCGAACTAAATCACGAACCGCTTTAATAGTGCTCTGTAATTCAGACTGTAATGAAGTCTTCTCAGATTCCCATGCTTTTCGCGCTTCAGCATCAGCTTGACGCTTTTTTGTGTAATCAGCTTGACGTAAACCGTTATCTTTCCAGCTCTCAACCTCAGCCGCAGAATATTCCTTGCCACCGATTAGGTAGTGGAGTTCCGCTTCTGGATCATCACCTTCAGGCTCGGTCTCATCTTCTTCTACACCTTCGAGGTCTTCTTCAGCCTCGGTACTAGCCTCTTCTACTTCCTCGCTAGCATCTTCTACGGCTTCAAGGTCTGGCTGTTCCGCAGAATCCTCGCTTAATGCCGCTGCAAATCTTTGTAGTAATTCTTCACTCATTTGTCAGTCCTGTCAGGTTATTGACGCTTTAAGCTATTTTCAGCTTATTTTTCATTTTTTGCAACCGGCTAATCTCTTGATTGGCCATCTTACCTGTGCTCAGTATAGACGTGAAATAGTGTTCAATGTCACGTAATGTCTGCATTTTACGCCATAATTCATCCCGAACATCCTGATCACGGAATTTAGTAGCCTCAAAATCCGACATTATTTTGGCTTTTTTAGCTATGAAAGCTTCCTGAAATAAGGGATTCTCTATAACCTGCCTCGCCATCTCTCCTCTACTTCTTTCGTTTTCTAGACTCATTCTTCTCTTCCTCTTTGTAAAAAAAATCGCCCCGCTTAAAGGGCGCGGATTTCAGTCGCCAGTGCGACACATTGAATTTTGACGGCCAGTGGGCGAAGCTCACGGTCGACTAAAACCCAATGTGAGCTCACAATGCCAAAGACATACACCCGACTGACCAAGACGAACGATACCAGATTTATGAGGGCGTGACAGAACAACGATCACATCGTGAAATAGCCACTTTGATCAATAAGCATCACAGTACGGTTTCCAACGAGGTTAAACGTAATACCGGGCTGCGGGGCTATAGTGTGCAAACATACAGTGTATTTTTTAGTGGCGTAACTGTAATTCCCTTGCGTATCGCCGGATTTTCGCGGCGTTTTCCTGCGTTGCAAATATGCCGCGCACTTCCTGCAATTTTTCAGCTGCCTTTTTTGCCCTAAATGCAGCTTGCCGCTCTGCATTAGATCGGGGCGCTTTCGCGCCCTTATCATTACTCATTTTTAAACTTATCTAAATCGCCTGCATACACAAGCGCGTATGCACTTCCAAGGGTGCAGTTACTAATTACTGCATCGCCGCCTCCGCGTGGGTAAAACTTATAAGCTGGCGATCCGTTAATCATTCCAACTGTTGTCATTCTCCCAAAAGTTAAGCCAACTTTTTTTGCTGCTGCTTTTATTTCTGTTAAAGCTTCTTTGTTTGATAGTTGCATTTTCATCACCATTTGTTTTTCTGTCGCGCCAATCGCTTCAGTGATGTAACTATAGCAATACATTACACGTAACGCAAGCACTTTAATGAAATAAATGTAAATAATTTACTCTGCAGCAAAACATAACAAGTAGCGTCAAAATGAAGCTGTTTAAATATCGGTTTTTAACTCTTACTCCCAGCGCGCATTTGCGCTAAGCACTTCACCGGTTAACTCTTGTTCATTGGCTAACTCCAATTCAGTCACCCGAATAGCAGTATCAGTAGCGATCTCAGTAGCCTTAATCTTCATCTCTGCCTGCCACTTGTCGTGGTCATCCGACTGCTTTTGAGACTTCAATTCTAACTCAGCTTGAGCAATCGCTAGTCTACCCTCACGCTCAACCATTGCAGCTTCAGCGAGTGGGTTTTGAAGCCCCTGAACTTGAGCCTGTAGTGATTCTACCGCGTTCATTAGTATTTCATTCTGAGCAGCTATCGTATCGTCTGGATTACCCGGATCATTAAAGAACTCATGAGTGTCAATCAATCCCATCCCCTGCACCATCCGAGCGACGGTGTTGTAGACTTTCTTCTCATCAGTCAATACAGATTGATTAAGTTTGAGCTGATTATGTATTGTTAAAAGACCGGCCATATTCTGTACGATAGTCGTGTCGTCACCGGCAGCCAGGCCTACGTTAGAAGCCAATCGATGCTCATGCCTCCACTTTCTAGGATCTACTGTTACAGGTTTACCAAGCACCATGATCTCGTCTTTATCACTTTGATAGTGTGATACCATCCAAGCATAACCGTCATACAACTCTTTAAAGCCAGTCTCAGCCATGCATCTTGCTACTAATTCTACTTTAGCAAATGAAGCATCCTGAACCCCTTGGAATCTTGTAGCAGTCTCTCGATAAAGAGTATCGGCTTCGAGACCTTGGGATGCCATCAGCGACCCAGTAGACTGCGATCGTGCATTGTCCCAGTACTGTAGGACTTGCAGAGCCTTATCCCCGATATAAGGAGTTTCCAGCATAGCCACCGCCATTCGCGGATCAGCAGAATTTGTCCTAACAATACCATTAGGTCTGACCGTCAATAAGTCGTCAATATTAGTGTCATCATCATTAACAACCACTCGAGCATTATTAACTCGGTAAATATTGTCATTTATTTGACGCGAGATGGCTGTCTTAATGACTTGAGTTTGCTCAGCTACCTCAGCCCTAGACCTGCCAATAGCACTGTGCGGCATGAGAATCGCTGAGAGTATAGCGTAAGGAACAATCTCGAAAGGCTCATTAGTGAGGATCTTATTGCCTGCTTTGAATATATGCCTACGCTCGGCTATGCCATCACCGTCATAGTCTAGCAATGGATAAGTGTCCGAGTACGCTACGAGCTGGCTAGTCCAATGCGTAAAACTAGACTCATCCTTCTCTCCTCCCTGCTGTAAGAATCTAATCTGTTTCATGCTGGAGTTTTCGTCAAGATCACCAGACGATACAGAAGGTAAGCCTCTAACATCATCCTCATCATATCCCATAGCGATCAGCTCGCCGCGAGAGATACGCCCGAACTCGCCGACAAATTCAGCTTCATCTTTACTAGCCGCATTACGAGAAATCAAAAAAGACTCAACAGGTACGGGAATAGTCTCAAATGATTTACATGTCATCGTTAACTTAATCTCTATCTCGTCGTCATCATCGTCATACCCGACAATTTCAACGCTATCAACATCACGATCAGACTCTAGATCTTCAACAAGAATGGCTAATTCTTCAGTACTCAGACCTTTATACTTTAAGACCTTGATCTTCTCCTCTTCGTTATATCTGAACTTAACAACTCCCATTTTTTGTATAAGAGCGTCTTTAATCCAATCGTGAAGCTTCTTGTAAGCGCCTGGCTGATTCTTAATCAGGTAGTTGACATAAGCGGTCTTCTCTTTAGCCTCAGCGATTGCAGCAGGGTTAGTACCCTGAGCTTTGAACTGTAGAATGTCCTGATTACCGAGGAAGATCCTCGCAAGAGAAGGCATATCAGCCTCAATGACATCCTGAACATCCATAGAAATGACCGACGATTGACCCTCGATCTCATCGCCCTGAGCCAGGCCCAAGTATCTAGAGAGCAACCGCTCATTAACACCCATGAACTCGCCATTGTGTATAGTCGCGTCTCGTTCAGCAGCATTGATTGCCGCTAGGACTTCACTGTCTGTCATCATGCTACCGATACCCTCTGATATTCCAGTTTGCCCCAGTGCTTACGAATTGGCTTGTTTGCAAAACACATTACTAGAGCGTCAGCCATGTTAGGACTTGCGCCTGTCATCTCAGACTTGCTCTCTAATTGTATCAAACTATTGACGCCTCGCTTACGCTTTACACGACATAATTCTGACTTTAGCTGAGAAAGGTCTTTAATCGAAGATGATATTGATATTAACTCATCTGGATCTATGTAGTGTTGCTTATCTACCGCAAGATAGGTTTTCTCAAATCTATCTCTTAAGCTCCACCAAAACTGCGCTCTTAAATTCCTGAAAGAGTTCTTGTTTAACTTATCATCTTCATACTTTCGATCTGGATCTCGGACGCCAGCCCCACCATCAAAACCCTCACAGGGTATATCTTGGCCAGTCTTATCACGCTTCAGTGCCAGCTTAACCCCAGCACCGATACCTACTGAGTCATAGACAAATACATCAACGTTATTAGACTCAGCACACTTGATAGCCTTTTTGATCGCGTCATCTAAGTCACCCTCCTTCCAGTGATCCAAATACTCAACTACTGAACCTCTGCGAATAGCAATAGCCTTTTCATCGTCACCCTCGTCAGCTGGATCGAACCCCAAAACCTTAACCCCAAGGCCCTCAAAGTTTAATTTCTTATGCGAATCTATAGCAGCTTCAACCCACTCGGGTCGAATAATCGAATCGGCGTAGTCAGAGTTACACTCACCCTCATAAACCCAAAGGTATTTGCGATAGTTATTAACTTTCATCTTGAGCATTTCGTCTTCTAGCGCGCTACCTGCAAACCAAGGATTATCCCAGTAGTTAACTTTCGTAACGATGATAGAATCGTCTTCATACTGGCCGAGCTGGATTAATTTATTTAAGTACGGGGCTACAAAACGTTGATAAGTGTTGTCCATTTCGTCGTGAGGATTGAATGATACCCATATTTCAGAGCCTTTCTTCCTGATCGTGGGAGTCAATACGTCCCATGACATTTCACTGATAGCTTCAGCCTCTTCGCACCAGCAAATGTCTATTCCTTCGATAGATTTAATTTTGGTGATATTAGCTTTTAGACCTTCAAAGAAAAACTCCGTGCCGTTCACGCCCTTGATTGCCTTTTCTTGGATAATGTAGAAAGCGTTAAGACCTAATCTCTCGATAGTGTCACACAATAACTTATGTACAGATTCTTTGATCGATCCCTGTAATTCTCGAGTGCAGAGAATACGGACCTTTGTAGACGCACCCTTGAGTAAGAGTGCTTCAGCTATACCCCATGATTTTGCTCCACCTCTACCGCCGTACAGAACCTTCGTCCTTTTGGGCTTATAAAGGCACTGGAGCTTAATCGGTACTTGTATTTTTAGGCTCAACGAACTCCACCACCAAGTCTAGATTGACACTCCCACCACTCGGGCCAGAGACTTCAATGTCCGTCTGTTTAAGATCAGGCAGATACTTTTTAACCAACGCTAAACGAGCATCATTAGCAGCTTTCAATCTTTGTATATCGTTAGACTCTAAAGGTATAGTCAAGTCGGCTAGTTTTTCAGCCGTTTCAATAACATGCTGCATAAGACCCTTGGCACGTAATTGCTCACGTAATGCCTCAGCTCTTATCTTTTTATTCTCTTGTGCGCGAGTTACGCCAGAGCCAGCCATCGCAGTTCCCCGTGATTATTGCTTAAATTTTAAGTAAGCGTTCCAATGCCTGCTGCATTGATCTGTACTGTCAGAGTATTACCATTAGTTACAGACACATCCACAGTGTCGAGAACGCAATGGCATACGATTTCATCGGGTGTAGTAGTCGTATCTATGATAGCCGCATAACGACAAGTCAATGTACCACCAGAGGCTGTAAAGACCCCATCATCGCTATCAAAAGTTACCGTACCACCTGACCGAACCCAAGTGACTGCTAGTGTGTCTGGAGAATATCCATTACCCGAAACCTCGTTAGTTGCCGTTGTGGCATCACCCAAACTAGCAGACGTTATATTTGACGCAGAAGTATAGAGCTTCATAACGAAAGTATCGTTATCCATGTCTATTGTATTATCACCCATGTACTCTTTAAAACGATCATGAAAAACCCATGCACTAGCCGCCATTATCCCGCCCTCTTTAAATCCCAGATTGTTGTTACATTGTTTTGATCAGCCCACAACCCTTGTGTGTTAGGGTATACCGTCCACACACTGCCAGTGTTTATTATAGCCGGTATTGATCCATAAAGGCCAATTATGCCAGCCAACGATGGAACCGTCACCGATCCACGATCTAACTCTGGACTGAAACCGCCCACTAAAATTGTGCCAATTGTGGGTGATACAACCTTATTCCCACTAGCAATAAGGTATGGAACGCTACCGGTGACATCCATACCTATGCTCGGTACAGGAACGACCAGTGACTCACCAGCAGCAGGGACTAACCCTACCAGATTTAGTGCTGCCCTTGGGATGTTTATAGTTACGTCATCTGCGTCTATAGCAACTGGAGCAAGACCAGACAATGACATTACACTGACCGGAATGCTCAAAATCTGAGGCATTAACACTTCAGGAGCTAAACCAGCTAATGATATTCCTGTAGGCGATGGGTATGCTGCAACGCTTAAAAGCAGATCGGGGATTGAGCCGGTAATCGTGATATTGGCAATAGGGACATCAATAACCGGCGCCAACAACACATCAGGAGCAAGACCTGTGACATCAATAACCCCAGCCTGTATATATAATATTGACGTTGTTATAACAGCATAGCCGGTGATAACTAACCCACCCGTAGGGATGGATCCAGACTGGATATCACCAAAACTTCCGCCTTGAATATCACCAAAGTCTTGATCTTGTATGTCGCCAAATTCAGCCATATATTTTAGTCGTTAAACTCCATCTCTTTAATCATGTCTACAATTAAACTGTTCGGCGTTTGAGGCGAGCTAGAAAAGTTAGGCGCTAAATAACTAGCACCTGACTGTGCAACGATGATATTTAGATAATAACCCTCACCTGACCCAAGACCATTACCAGGATTGCCCGCACCCCCGTCTGTTGAGCTCCAGCCGTTTAAAACCATTTGAGTATTGGCATTTGTCCCGGCGCCAGGAGCGTCAACTGTTGATGTAGTCTCCCACGCCCAATACCCGCCCTGAGCCGTTGAACAATAAACAGTTGGCGCTGCTAGTGTACCGTCAACAGCACTCGAGCAAGCTCCTGTGTTGTCACTAGCGCTTGTTACGTCGTACACATATAGATGTCCCTTCGGCCCCGAAGTTAAGCCGTTGTGTGCCGCACTGACGACCCATTCGCCATTTGGAAGCCTCACTGTTGAGCATTTAGACTCTGTGCTGGCATCATCCCCTATACAGATAAATCCGCTCGTGTTCAGCCACAACACGTCAGCGGATCCGGACTGCGACAAAAAATTAGCCTGCGAAATAGTGTTACTAGAAATTACAACGCGAACTAATTTTAAGTATCCGCCTTCGTTTTGGTTCCACATCGTCCCTGTGTTTGACCACGTTGTACAAGGGTTTCCGGCAGTACACAAGTGTATTGCCAGGTGATCTGCGCCGTCATCTAAAGACTTAGCGCCACCGGTGGCCGAGTCATACGCGAGCGGGCCGTTAACACCTGCATAGCTCCCTGCTACAATTTTCCCGATAACCGTTGGCTTGCCTGTTAAATTAGGGACGCGCCACTCGGTTAGATCTTGGTTGTTAGTCGTGCAAGGATTTCCGCCCGTACATTGCATTTCTTTTGCTGCAACCGGCGTTCCGGATTCCGTATTATACTGTGCGTGCACAATCAAACTAGGTGCAGCCCACGTCGAAGAATAATTCGAACCAGCCGCAGCAGGAGTGACAAAAGATGGTGATGTCATAGCTGTCCACGCTCCCCACCCAAACCCCGACCGCCACGCTCTTACGCGCACATAATACGCCGTGCCATTCGTGAGCCCTGTTGCTACTATGCCACTCGCTGTGGGGCACGTACTGCCAAGCGTACACGCAGACTGATCAAAAGTTGGCGAGCTAAAATCAGAATTATTGTCAACCTGAGCCGCGTATTCTGTTGGAGTACCAACGGTTGAAGACCACGTTATATCAGTAGTAGTATCATCGCCGTCAGTAGCAGTTAAACCAACAACAGCGGGATCTGGAGTAGCAGACGGCGTTGCAGATGTCGGACTAGATACAGTAGACCAACGCCCCCACGCATTAGCATCTACGCCATCATATCCTCGCACGCGACACCAATACGCCGTGCCGTTTGTTAAACCCGTTGCGTTTTCCGGCGACGCGGTGTCGCACGTACTCCCAACCGTACAGCCTGAGCTATCATACACAATCGCAGTAAATCCTGAGTTGCTAGAGCACTGCACGCTATACGCTGTCGAATTTGTTTGACTAGTCCAGCCCACTGAGATGGCCCCGCTGGCAGGAGATAGTGTCACGCCCGAGGGAGCCGAATAAAAAGGCGTCCCGCTAGCAGTCGTGATCGGCCCCCATCCAGCGCCGCCTGCGTTACCGTCGTCAATGGTTGACGTATTGACTGCTTGCAATCGTCCGTACCACAACGTTTCGTTAGTTAACCCTGAAACTAATTGCGATGTGCCTGTGATGCAATTAGTGCCGTGTGTGCAACGTGTTCCACCATAAACCGGAGAACTAAAATCAGAATTATTGTCAACTGTTAGATAGTATTCTGTGTCCGCAGGTAACCCAACCGTATCAGCCGGCCATGACCACGTAATTTTATTGCTCGCAACAGTCGGCGTTAATGTTAGACCAGCGGGAACCGCTTCGGTGACCGGATTTCTACCAGTTACCTCTAGCCATTTTTGAAACCCTGCGTGCCCTCGTATCCGCTGACCCGCCGCCGTAAAATGGATCAAGTTTGTTCCGCTCGGTCCAGTGCCGTTTGGCGCACTAGTAGCAGCAACGTAATGAGCGTTAGTCATGATGTCCTCTAAAACTGGTACGCCGCCGCCGTAAGTTCCAGCTATGACTGAGTAAATTTCCCCACAATGCGTCCACGTTGTATTGATATTTGGAGTGTCATTCTTGCAAGCTTCTGTTGCGTTAAAATATAAAAACGGAACACCCGCAAGCTCGGGAATTACGCTAGACAAATAATCGAAAAGTGCTTTTGTATTTTCCGGCCAAGCCTCAACCGCCGGTATCCCCTGTGCCGATCTCGCTTCCCACTCTCCCTGACTCCACAGAGTAGCTATAAATCTCAAATTGGGAACCGAGCTCAACATTTCAGTTAAATGAGCAACGGTGTCGGCTCGTCCACCGCTCGCATATGTTGAGTAATTAGCGCCCCAATATCCGTACCCAGTCTCCCCATGGCCCGTCGTATACTTGCCAACAGCGACAATACAAACAGGCCTAACAGCACCACCAGTTCTAAGTTGATGTTCAGTGTTAGTGGTGTCCTCTTGATATGCCAGCCAGTCTTTCGCGAAAGTAAAAGCTAGCCCGACCTGGTGCGGGATTAAGCCTTCAGCGGTATCGACGCCACCATCAGAAATCAAAAATTGTGAACTAGCTGACGATTGCCCCGCCCTAGTCCACTGAATTATCCTATCATCTGGAGCATCTAAAACACCATCGACCTCACCGCCAGCGCCCACAGAATTACTCTGCCCACCTTCTAAGATCACATCACAGCCGCCCACAATTTCGTTAAAATAAATCGGGTGTAATGCAGATGCTAAAATTATCGCGCCTCCGAAATTTGGTAACTCAAACGCACCCTCACTGCTATCACTAGACTCAATAATATCAGTAACGATAAAATCGCAGTGGTCGGCGGGAGCTGTACATCCTAAATCAGATGGGTCGTCGAAATAACCCTCAACCTGCGCCGTTATTAATCTATCCCCGTTTTTATCTATTTTTATAGTATATAACCGACCCTCAGGAGGCATCACATACGACGCAGCGGGTAGGTAAACATCTTCAATGATGTTATCTACTGTGCTAGCATCAGACGACAAAAAACGTATATTATTTTCTAATCCTGACGCAAGTGAAACGCTAGAGAAAAACAAAAAACATAGAGCAAAATAATTCATATTTTTGACCTGATAAATTTTATCAACGCACTAGACAACACAAAAATAACACCCAAAGAACCTATAATTGCTAGACTATCCCCGACTGTTAAATAGTAATTACTTCCCGCTATTTTGTCGATTATGTGTGCATTTAAAATCGATTGCTGTACCACAGCGGGAGCATTTGTAGTCCCGAGTGACACCGCACTCAACGTCCCGACAGCTGCTTCCGTTTTGTAATTTGCTATCGTGTCTCGCACAAATTCCCCTGATTATTTTAAAAACTAAAAACGCGGCATTGATGATCAACACGCAGCGCAATACGTCTAGTAACTCGCCCATATTTTACCACAAATTTAATAACCATTTTCCGCTATTGTTAGCGTGATACCCTCGCCTCTATTGATTGCAGCTTGGATCATGCTAGTTAGCGCCGCCTCCTGCGTCCCATGAATTTTGTCATTTGATATTCTATTTTTTGCAACCAAAATGCAACCAGCTGTATCGTCAGACGTGTTGCCGCCGTGAATCCTCAAACCTGCCCACGCGTTGCCGTTAATTATAGCCGTTTTTTTATCTGCTTGATTATACAATATCGGCATCAAGCGACCGAACCTATTACTTATCGACAAATCAACTGACAGCGTACACGCAGGTATGCACGTATGCCCTGCAATTTTCACCGCAGGATGCCTCAAAGCATCTTCCAGCGTATAGCAGAAAAATCTACCGTCTATATACATCTCCCCAGATGTACTGTGCGCAGTTACTTTCCCCAAATCCCTGTAGACTATAATTATCATTTACCAAACTCGTCGTGGAATTTATCAACTGTTGCTGTCATATCATCAATTGCCCACCTGAGCTGATCACGAGTCACCGCGTTGTCTTTTTTTATTGCTTCGCCAGTTTCTTTGATATCTATGCCAAGCCTAATAAGCATCCCAATCAGCGCAATAGCATCACCCGTTTTTTGAGAGCTCATTTTGTTGTTCTCAATTTATATTCTAAAAAATCTATGATGTCCATTGCGTCTCGCAGATCGTAATCAGAATCTCCTGCCTCAGCTGCATTCGTCAGTAGTGTTTTTGCTAGCATCAATCTGTTACTGTAATCTGCGCATTCGTCACGCGTAAATGTACCGCGCCTACAGGCCTGCGTTAGCTCTCGCGTGATTGACGTAACTGATCTAACAGCAACAAACGCGGCTTCATCTTTCGTATCGACGCCGGAAAAAAACGAGCAAGCTGCTATCCCAGCCGACAAAATTAAAATAGAAATTGCGTGCCTCATGTCGGTTTTCTCTGACTTTGCAGATCCTTACCCGCAGCTGTGAATGCTGTTAAAAATGCTACGGCATATTGCACCTCACTAATATCAGCAAAAACCGTCACGCCCTCGCCGGAAAATAACACAATTAAAATACCGCAAAGCGTTATTAAAAACGTCACGAACAAACTAAAAACCTCATCCAATTTTATCACTATACCACCTCGTCAATTTCGATTCCTGGGCACTCTCGAATTGAATCGCGCGCTAATTCTCGACGTATTTGATCAATTCTAGCATCCTCGATTTCATCAGTTAAAAACTGTTCGAAAAAATAAATTATAGCACACAACACAACCACTAAAATCATAGCAACAATTAGCAGTATCTTCATTTTTCGCTAGCCCTCAAAAATTGTCTCAATGTTATTTCGCTGCGCACCCACCCGTGACTATCTGACAAACGAAATATAAAACCATGGGAGCCAATCTTCAACCGACCCTCAGCAATTAGATTTTTTACGGGACTAATATGGTGCGCTATCAATTCAGAGTCAGCGCTACGCCTATTTTTTTTCATTATTAACCTCGCTATTAATTAAAATATCTAGAAAATGCCGCGCTTTTTTTTACCCTGCAACGTCCACAGCTCGATAACATGACCATCATCGCCCTCAGAGATCTTTATCTCCCCACCCATAGCTATGAATTTATCTTTTTGTGATCTCATTTGATCTTCAGTAAGTCTAGGCTTCATTTTCTAACTCCTTTATTTGACTCTTATACTCTTTTAAAATCTACTTTCTTGGTTTTTTATCTGCGCTTTAAAATCCTGAATCATCCCCTCTATCTCAAGCTTGTTACGCTTGAACGGCGCATTTTCGCGCGCCATTTCTTCCAGCTCATTCACAAATTCATCACCGTATGTTTCGATCATATACCTACGGTACGCTAATACTGTGCTCGTGTTTTTCATGCCGAACGCATTACAATGCGGGCATTGCGGGTGAATATTTTCTTCTAACAATTTAGAAAAACTTTTGCCGCGTTCGATAAAATGACCGCCCTGCATTTCTGAAAAATGCTTACTGACTCCACACGTCACGCAACTACAATATCCATTTTCATCAGACGCTTTCAGACGTACTAATCGCTGCAATAACGTAGCAGCATCGTTTGTTATCGCTGCAATTGTTTTTGTTTTTCGTTTCATAAATCCCCGAACGCAACACCCTTGAGCGTATATTGATTAATTATAGTATCTATATATTCTGTTAATTGTTTTTTTTTCATTGAGCTAGTAACCGGAAACCACTCCATTAATTCTATTTTAGTTTCATAATTTAATGGCCTGACAATCGTATCATATCGCGCCGAAAATTCTGGAGAGTCTCTGCGTAAAATTGGAATCCCGTATCTTAATTTACATTCGTACCTAGCGTGCTCATGATCACCCCCGTATAGCGTTTTTCCAATCCTTTAATAGATTTCAAACGTCATGTTGTTTTGTGGTAACGATCTCGACTGATTATTTTCAATCGTTATCACACTCGGGAAAATGATAAAGTTCGGGTTTTGCAG